TTTAAGGTTCTTTCTGCTATTTTTGCAGCTTTCTCATCTTTCATGAGATCATATCTTATTTTAGCAAGACTTTTTCTGTCTTCTCTTTCTTGTTGATTGATTTGATTTAAGTCTTTACCAAAAGATTCAACACCAAAAAGTAAACCTTTTGATATGTTTGTAAGAGCATTCTCGCTCTCTCCTGCCGCTGTGGCTAAACCACCTTTGATCATGGACATCCAAAAGGCTGTGACCCTATCATCGTCATACTGTCCTTCTTTTAAGTCTAAAACTTCTCTAGCCTTTTTATCTACATCTTCAAGATTTATTTCATCCTCTTCTTCTTCCATCAAAGATTCTATTTTTTGCATATAATCTGTTCGTTTAGCATCGTCTACTTCATATCGTCTATCTATCTTTGCTAATTTGTCTTTGAAAGCTTCATAGCTACTCGCTACGTCAGTAACAAAACTAGATTTCTTTGTGTCTTTGGGTTTTTCATCGCTTGGTTTTAATATATTTTCAGTTGTTTGATTAATTTTACCCGGTGCATCGTCTATCTGTTCTTTTTCTGATATGAATGGTTTTGTTGATATATCTCCTTTAGCAGAAGGAACATCACCAACTTCGTCAACTTGCATTACATTTTCTTTAGCAGATCCAAACTCTCCTTGTTGTTTAATTATTTTTTTATCTTTATCTTCTTGTGTTATCTCTTTGTCCATTTCTGTTTCGGCAGGTAAATCAAGATTGCTTGGAATAGTATTGTCTATTTTAGTGATTCTATTTCTACTCATCTGACCACCTGTAAGAGTAGAAGCACCAGCAGGATTTATAAAAATATCAGAAAGACTAAAGTTAGCTCCGACTGGATTATTTGTTATTCTTTGTTGTCGTCTACCTTCTACACCACCAACTCGATAGCCTTTAACAGCACCACCATCAGCATAATTCTGTACTGCACCCATCAACTCTGGAGATGATGCAAGAATACCTATAGGTTGTCTGCTGTTATACATATTCATAACTTGTTGTGCAAACATTCTTCTTTTTAATGGATCATTCATTAAATTCTCCCGAAACTTGGAAAACCTTTTCCTTGGTTCATTAAACCAAAAGCACCGATACCTGCTTGTGCAAGACCCAATAGTTGTGAGCTTGTGCTAGGAGGGGGTGTTGTAGTTCTTGAAAAGGTTTGTTGTAATGCTGGTACGCCTCTAAATATATCAGACATAAACCCAACCTGTTGAAAAGGTAGTGCCTGTTCTGCAAGTATATTTGCTCTTGCAACGTCAAGTTCTTTTTGTCCTTGTTGTTGTTGAAGACCACCAATACCTAACAATGTATTAATGTCTTGGACACCCATTTGCTGTGCTAATTGACCTAGTCCAGCTTGAGAAACACCTAACTGCCCAGTAAGTTGTGCTTGTCTTAATTGTTGTTGTGCTGCTTGTTGTGCCAAGTTTTGTGCTTGTTGAAATCCTTGTGATCTTAATTGTGCACCAGTTCTTGCTTGTTGATCCATTGTATCGGCGGCTATCTGTCCTTGTAATACTGCTTGTCTTGATCCGCCAAATGCACCTGATCCAACGGCTCCTGCTTGTGCTTGCAGTTGTTGTTGTGCACCTTTATCTGCGATATCTTGTTGAGTTCTTGCTATCACCTCTTCTGTAAAAGGATCCATAAACTGTTTGAAATCTGTTGGAGTAAAACTTGCACCTTGTGCTCCTGCTATGCCTTGATCAACAGCTTGACTTCCTTGTTGCAGAAAAGGTTGAAAAGAGCCGATTCCTGTTAACGCATTAGATATTGCGGCTAATTGTCCCTCTGATAAACCTTCTAGCTCTTGTGTAGCAAAAGGCATCTGTGAACCTTCACCCGTCAATGCTTTTGCACTAGCAAATATATCTGCTAAAAAGTCCTCTTGAAAAGGAGCTAGTCTTACTATCTGTTCTTGTGTTGATGTAGCCATTATGCGGCTCCTTCTAATTGTGACATCATATCATACATTCTAGCAGCACCGATATTTCTATCACCACCACCTGCACCACGGACAGCTTTTGCAGTTAATACAAATTCACCGTCTGATAGTCTAGCAGGAACTGAATCGCTGGTTCCTGTACCGGGGCCTTTTACTTCACCACCTGCGGCTGCAAATATACCCCTGTTTCTGTTATCCTCAAAATATTTCTTTCGTTCTTCTTCATCATCTAAATTATACAGTTTATTACCTATACGTCCATATCCTAATCTTGTTTTACCTTTTGGAAAAGGAGGCATTTTTCTTTCTTCTTCTTTTTCTTCTTCTCCTCCTAATCCTCCCAGTAATGCTATTCCTGCACCACCTAATGCGAGTTTACCAGCAGTAGATTCTGGAATCATGCTCTTTAAGAAAGATCCAATACCACTTGTGTCTGCTTGTTTTACAGAGCTAATAACATTTGTGTCTGCAAATTCTCCTGGACCTAACATTTGTGGAGAGGCAAAAGGAGATCCAGAGGTATCAAAATTAAAACCTTTACCGAAATCTTTACCACCTAATGCGTATGTTGAAGCACCTGCGAGTGCAGCATTTTGTAAAGCTTCTTCTGCACTTCTACCTGCTGCAAGAGATCCTATACCAGATCCTATAGATGCACCTACTGGACCACCAAAATACATACCAATAGCACTACCAATTACTGGTGCGGCTTTTTTTAATGCTCTTGTGATGTTTCTAAAAATGCCCATAGTTCATACTAACAATAATTTATTATTTCTTCAATACTATATCCTTGATATCGCACTTGTTGTTACTCTTGTCTTCGATAATTCTTGAATACTAGCTACAACATGTAATCTATTAGCTGTAGCAGCCTGTACTTTTAATACTTCTCCACTTTGTAATGTTAAGTCTTTTGTAAGCAATTCTACAGTTGTGTTAGCTCCTACTGCTTTGACATTAAACAAAACAAATGTATCACTGCCACTAACGAGTTGAACTGTAATCGTATCAGCGTTACCACTTTTTTCAGCTACTAAAATAGAATTAACTATTGCTGCATTAAAATCGGCATCACTAGGAACTGTAAATAAGGTTGTTGCACTTGTTCCAGTTAAATCTACCTTTGCGTTTGTTACACCTTGAATATATTGAGGGATACTGGTTATAAGCATTAGCGTCTACCATCCTGTCTTATATCTACCCTAGGTGTGCCTAGTTTATATTTTGTTCCTAGTGATGTGGAATCAATTCTTAAAGCAAAAGACCTACCTCGTAAACGATAATTTAATTTTTCTGTAAACTGTTCTACTGGACTGG